AGTATTTCTGATCGGCTCATAATGTCTGCGAGCATCTGGTCTTCAGAACCGCTGTCAACAATGTTATCATCCGTTTGGGTAGAAGTATTATTATCAGCCATTATTCATTTACCTCCGATTTGTTTCTAGAACCTTGTATATCTTTAAAGCCATCAAGACCGTCAAGTACATCTGTGGTTGCAGTTTTAACGTTATAAGGATTGCCTTTCCCAAAATTGGGATTGCCTCTCTTTTTCTTCGGAGTATTCTCTTCAATTAGACCAAGCAAGGCTGATCGATATTCGACTAAGCCCCGTACAACGTTAGCATCGTTTCTAATACGATTTGCTCCGGTAAGGTCTATTATATGTTGGTTAATAAAGTAGTCAATTGATTTGTCAATGTTTTCTACTACTTTATTTATTGATTCGTTGGTACTATTAATCATTGCTGTCCACCTCACCTAACGTTTCCATAATAGGAATGTTACGACCTTTAGTCTCGATACTAATTAACTTTTCTTTAACGCTGCCTAGCGCCATAGAACAAGCATATAAATGCTCTCGAGTCTTGGTCTCATGAGGTTCTGTCTTCAGCCACTCTAAAAAGAAATCTACTAAGATGTCTCCGTAGGCTGAGTCAAAAAAGCTGTTTCGCGTATCCGCTGAAAACTTAGCTTCTTGTAGTGCTATTTGTGATAGACGATCAGGATGCATCTTCTTAGTCATCCGCTTTTCACCTGCTTCTCTGTACTTTTCCATAATTTACCTTGTAAACACATCATCCTTTCGGGTAGAGGTGTGGGGGTTAGAAGAGGGGACTATTGTCCTCCTCCTCCCATAGCTTGCTGTAGTAACTGTACTGCTTGCGCAGGCTCAATTCCTAACTTCTTTACCATCTCGTCTAAGGATTCTTCGCCTTGTCCTGAAGGCGCAGCTTCAATAGATTTAACTATCTCAATTGCCTTCATCATTATTTCGTCCATATTTCCCTTAACTGGGAGATGGTCTGGCGGCACTTCTGCTTTAATCGCTGCAGTCTTGAGCTTAGCCCATTCTTGACTGTGCCGATCGAGCGCAATAGCCGTTTGACGGATGTTATCTTGGAGTGCATTATCTGCTTGCACCTTAGTATAAACTGAGTTAGCTTCAGCTTGTTTTGCTTTAGATTCTTCAACACGAGCGGTCATCTCCTTAATCTTCTCACCCTCCGCAGCGGCGGCTTTTTGTTGTTCGCCTGCTTCTTTTAAGAATTCCTCGGTAGTATGATCACGAAGATAGTTTTCTGGTTTAAGGTCTAGAGTGTTAAGTAAGTCAAAAGCAATAGTAGCTATCGCGTCTGGCTTAATCATACTCTCTGCGCCTGCTTCTTTGAGCATAGGTATTAACTGAGAAGCAACTAACATGAGCTTGTCACGCTTGTTACTATTAGAGTTTTCACCCAGATTCACATCAACTTCCAGTTCAATACATTCTGGTAAGTTCTTGAGATCTACGTCAAGTATTTCCCCTCTACGGTCAGACATGATAGTAACTTCATCCATGTTGTCTCGTATAGTTTTAAATACTCCGTCACATAACCGCTTAAATCCGCCTTCTGCAAATTTACGTGCGATGTGTTGAATACGTTTTTGACTTGCATTCATTACTTGACTTAGCTTCATTTCACTGTTACCAGAAACGTATAGCTCGTCATTTAGTCCTTGTGCTGCTTTAGACATACCTGTCGCTTGCTCTTTATGTACCTGTAAATGTTGTAATAGAGGTACTGTTCCTGCGCTAATTGCGCTGGGCGGCAAGTCTGCTACTGCACCTTGAGGATTACCATTTGTAGGAATGATTTGCTTAGGCCGCATGTTTTGCAGCGCAGAGAAATCTACTACGTTAGGATCAGCTAATTTAGGTGAGTAGTTAGTTAAGTATGTGTTCTCTACAAATCCACGCAAAATAGCTGTGGATGTAAGAGTAGTAGAACGGGTCATGTCAGCTACAGAAAGGCCAAAGAATTCGTAAGGAATTTCAAATGGGCTTAAGGAAGCCAAGGGCACATAACTAGCATCTTCTTCGTGTAGGATAGTTGTTCCTGCAATGATAAAGTGCTTTAGTTCTGCGATACCGTCACCATCACGGTCAATTTGCATCCAGCATTCAGTTACCGCTACGTTACGGTTGGCCTCCAGAGAGATGTCATTGTTTTCGGTATTCATTCCTTGGTAATAGGTTTGTCCAGTTACTCGCTTGCGCACAGCAACGTCCTGTGAGTAGGCAGCACGGTCTTCTGAAGTGCTAGGCAAGTCTGCCCAGTCTTCCATATTCTCTGCAATTTCTGGATACATCTTGCGTATATCAGAACGAGACATTTCTACCTGAATTGCTACAAAATTAGCATCTTCAATACTACCTGCATCTCGTGAGATTAAGAAGTTCTCTGGCGGCACGTTTTCGATCTTAACCTTAGACATATCATACGTTCTTTTCAGACGAACATCTGCGTATGTATTAGTCATGGGATCAAAACTTAACTCGCCTACAACCTCAATGTCTTTGTCTGACAGCTTAAGATCAAGAGCTTCTTCCGTAAGAGACTCATATTCTTCAAAGCTAGTAGATTTGTCTTCCACAAAATCCCAACGAATAACAGAGTTTTTCCAAAGTAGAGCCGACTTGACCCAAGTGTTTAGAAGTTCCCATCCGTTGTTCTTCTTAAAGATAGTGTAGTTAACTAAGTCAGACGCATCATTGGCGGCGGCAATTGCCATCGGAGATGCTGACCAGGATTTAAACTTTGCAAGTCGATTGTTGTTAAACATCAACTCTGAAATAATTGCGAGATAAGCTTCTACGGTCTCTGTTGTATCTGACGATACAATTTTAGAAACACCATTAGGGCGTAAGTGTCCTTCTGGAACACCCGCATACTCAAATGTAGACTGTAGCCTGTCGTTAGCTAGCTCAGAAGAGTTTAGAAAGTCTCCTACTGAGTTGGCCACGCCTGTCGCAACTAGATTTATTAGTTGTTCGTCAGTTACTTTTTCACGGTAACCTTTCATATAATCGCCCATATAGGCCTCCTATCTATCTATCACCCACATGGGTATTTAAAGTATGTTCGGGGTTTTTGAACCAAAGGCACCCCGAGGCCTAGAGGACAGCATGAGGTTCAGCTGTGTAGCCCGTCTTTTCCCTCTTTCCGCCATTCTTCGCGGTGGGCACGGGCAAACTCTGGCTCTTTAATCTCTACTTCATTCTTGCGACTCTGTGTCACCGAATTTTTAGACTTAGTAGTAGGATCCCATGTTTTACCATTCTTTTGTTTTACGCCTTTTGAGGCTCGGTACATTGACATGTTATCCTCCTAAGTCTTTTTTGAGTTGAGCTAATTCTTCTAATTCTTCTACACTTAAGTCTGCACTGGTCTTTTCTGTAGTAATAGATTCGACTCGTGTTTTCTTTGGTGCTTTATATTCCCCTAGCTCTTTAGCAATTTTAAAAGCTTCCTCTCGGTCACCTTCTTCCATTGCTTCATGCATAAGTAGCTTCATAATGTCTAAAGGGTCTTGAGCTACAGAGTTGATTGCTTCCAAGGTTTCTGCCATTTCGGCTGCCTTCTCTTTAATCCTAATGTCTCGCTCTTTCTTCTTTAGTCGTGCTTCGGCTGATGCCTTAACTCCTGCTGCCTGAAAATTCTTTATTTTTTGCTGTCCCTCTTCAGTCTCAGGGTTAATCATATGTTGGGCAAAGTTAGCCTGTCGAGGATCTTTCATCATCCTCTGTCGGATCTCTTCTATTTGTTTGCTTGTCTTTGGCATTATATCCAGTCCTCAATGTTGACGTTGACAAAGTTCTTTTGTCGCCAATCAACTTTCTGATTTGATAACTTATCAATGTTTGTTCTGTAGGCCTCCCAAGCAATTGCGAGAGCCATAACAGTGTCATCGTGATGACCTTGAAGTGCTTCGGTTTTACCGGAAGACGTGGAAATGTAAGTTTTCATCTCATTTAAAATTGTTTTAGACGGGATCCAAATGTCTTCTTCTTCAACCGCATTTTTTAACTGACCTATAACGCGGGGTTTACTCCCGTGTGTCATCCTGAAACCGGGGGTCTGACCCTCTTCCGAACTCAATTTAGCCGCTTTGGTCTCGTAATACATGTTGACATAGCTCATTTGTTTGAGCCTTTGTAATGTAGCCACACCCATACTATTAGATTCTACTGCTAACAAAGAGTTATTAAAGTACCTACCGAGGTAAAATAAATGCTCGCCGTATAGAGTAGGGTCTACAGTGTTGTCCCGATACATAGCACAAATATGCCCTTTGGTATTTAACACAATAGCTGTACTGTAGTCTTGTTTAACTCCCAGCGCAACGTCTGCCCCAATAATATAATTGTCTTGCCAGTCTGGCGGTATCCATATTTCAAGGTTACCTCGAGGGCTGTCA